TTCCTAGCGTCAGTCTGTCTCAACTAAGGTAATTAGAGCAACGTATGGCTACACAGAGAGAAGTTGCTGAACATTTGGACTTATCAGTTAAAAGGGTCTCAGAACTCATTAGAGACGGTATTTTGCCCTCTAAAATGGGTAAAAGTCCGCTAAATATGGATGTTTGCAGGATTGCTTACATTTCTTACCTTAGAAAACTAGGTGGATACCACAAAAGATCTGGTACAGGCGATATTGCAGAGGAAAAGACCAAACTTACTGCAGCTCAAGCAAGAAAGGCAGAATTAGAAGTAGAGCAATTAGAAGGAAATCTTATTCCTACTCAATTGGTACAAGATACATGGGTTGAATATGTATCTAACGCTAGAGCTAAGTTGATAGCTTTACCCACAAGAATTGCACATCAGGTAATCTCTGTGGATAACTATGCTGAAGCAGAACAAGTGATTAAGGAGAGAGTTCACGAAGCATTGGATGAACTAGCAAACAATGGAATACCTAAGAAATATAGAAAAGGTGATACAGGAGACGAACCAGATATGGGCAGCTCCACCGAATCTCAAGATTAGTTCTTGGGCAGATACTTACCGCAAACTTTCACCTGAAGCATCTGCTGAAGCAGGTCAATGGAGAACTGATAGGGCAGAATATCAAAGAGACATCATGGATTCATTCTGTGACCCCAATATCGAAAGAATTGTGGTCATGACCTCAGCACAGGTTGGCAAAACAGAGATTTTGCTAAACTCAATTGCATATTACATAGATCAAGACCCATCACCTATGCTTATAGTGCAACCTACCCTTGCTATGGGGCAGGCATTCTCAAAAGACAGACTTGCAGCAATGATTCGAGACACAGAAAAGATCAGAGACTGTGTAAAAGACTCAAAAAGCAGAGATAGTGGCAATACAACTATGCATAAGAAGTTCGCAGGCGGTAGTTGTACTATCGTTGGGTCTAATTCGCCAAGTGGATTGGCTAGTAGAAGTATCAGAATCCTCTTGATGGATGAGATAGACCGTTGGGAAACTTCTGCAGGAAGCGAAGGTTCACCTATATCTTTGGCTATTGCTAGAACCAAAACTTTCGCAAATCGCAAAATCTACATGTGTAGCACACCAACTATCAAAGGATTATCAGCAATTGAAGCTGCATTTGAGGAATCAGATAAACGTTATTACTACGTTCCGTGTCCAGAATGCCAACATATGCAAGTTTTGAAATGGAAAAACGTAGTCTGGGAAGAAGACAAGCCTGAGACTGCTACTTATGCCTGCGAAGAATGCGGTTCAGTCATTGAAGAATCTAAAAAGCAATGGATGATCAAGAATGGTGAATGGAGAGCAACAGCAGAAAGTTTTAAAACAGCAGGATTTCATATATCGGAGCTTTATTCTGTTTGGTCAACTTGGGGTCAGATGGCTAAAGCATTTCTTGAATCTAAAAAGAATCCAGAAACATTAAAGACATGGGTCAACACAGCTCTTGGTGAAACTTGGGAAGAACAGGGCGAAGCTGTTGAGTATGAAACACTTCTTGAACGTAGATTGAACTATGATCACACTTCAGTTCCAGAGGATGTGTTGATTTTGACTACTGGTGTCGATGTTCAAAAAGATAGATTGGAATTACAAACCGTTGGATGGGGTAAAAACTATCAAGCGTGGGTCTTGGATTACAAGATTCTTTGGGGAGACCCTAATGCATTTAATGTTTGGAATGATTTAGACGCTTATCTAAAGAAAAGATTTAGAACTGAAACAGAACGATTAATTCCTATTTCTTGCTGCACCGTTGACTCTGGTGGTCACCATACTCAAAGAGTCTATGAATTTACTAAGGCTAGACAAGCAAGAAGAGTATTTTCCATTAAGGGTTCAAACCAAACTGGTAAAGCAATTGCAAATAGACCTACTTTTGTTGGTAAAAATAAAGCTGTCCTTTATCCAGTTGGAACTGACACAGCAAAAGAAGCAATTTTTGCAAGATTATCTACCGATAAAGAAAATACAACGTTACATTTTTGCTCAGACTTAGATGAGGAATACTTTAAGCAACTTACAGCAGAAAAAAGAATCACAAAATTTGTGAGAGGAAGGAAAACGCTTGTTTGGAAACAAATTAGACCAAGAAACGAAGCATTGGACACATTGGTTTACAATTTTGCAGCTATTTACATTCTGAATCCAAATTTTGACATCATTGAAGAAAAAATACTGACCAATGAGTCAAAACCACAAGAAAAGTCACAAAATAAACCAAAAAGATCTGTAAATAGACCTAATTTCGCTACTTCTTGGAAATAATCTTGACATTTCCCATATAGACCATAGTGTTTTATGTGGATATATCTAACTTAAATGAGGTTTTTGTTTGGCTAACAAATTTGATTCGACAAATTATCCTACTCAAGTTCCAAGCGAATTACAGCTTGGGGATTTCTGGGCATGGAAAAGAGATGATCTTGCTAGTGATTATCCAGTGGCAGATTACTCATTATCTTATGAATTCAATTTAATTGATGGTGCAACTGCATCTAATTTTACTTTGACTGCAACTGAATCTGGAGACGAATACATAATCTCAACCTCAAGCACCTCTTCCTATGCTAAAGGCAACTACAATTGGATTTCTTATATAACTAGAAGCTCAGACTCAGCTAGAATTAAATTAGAAGAGGGTTTTGTGGAAGTACAAGACAACTATGCAACAACTTCTGCTTCAGTTAGAAGTCATGCAAAGAAAGTTCTAGATGCAATTGAAGCTGTCATTGAAAACAGAGCAACTATGGATCAGCAATCTATGTCTATTGCAGGAAGATCATTATCAAGAATGTCTATCAATGAACTTTTAACATTTAGAGATAGATATAAGTCAGAATATTTACGAGAAGTTAAAAGAGCTAGAATTAAAAATGGTCGTGGCTCTGGAAACACAATTAAAGTTAATTTTGGACATAACGTCACAACACCTAAGAGTTATAAATAATGGCATGGTATAACAACATCTTTAATAGAAATGAAGTCAAGACAAAAAAACGTCAAGCCTATAGAAGATCTTATTCTGGTGCTAATGCAGGAAGATTGTTTGCAGATTTTTTAACTACTTCCACCAGTGCCGATGCTGAAATAAAAGACAACATACGAGTCCTTAGAGACAGAGCAAGAGAGTTAGCAAGAAACGATAGCTATATTGCTAGATACTTAAATCTGATGGTGTCTAATGTTATCGGTAAGCATGGCATAAGAGTTAGCTCTAAGGCGAGACTAGATGACCCTGTTAACATGGGTAAGCTAGACCTAAGAGCTAACCAGTCCATTGAGGAAGCATGGCATGAGTGGACAAGATTAGGAAATTGCACAACTAACAAAAGACTGACTTTCTTAGATTGTCAGAAAATATTTATTGAATCTCTTTGCAGAGATGGTGAAGTTTTAATCAGAAAAATCAAAGATCTTAAATCACCTTTTGGATTTAGAATTCAATTCTTAGAAGCAGATCATTTAGATGAAAATAAAAATGATTACTACAAAGAAACTGGTAATCGTATCAAGATGGGTGTTGAGGTAGATAAGTTTGATACACCTGTAGCCTATCACTTATACAAAGATCATCCTTACGAAAGAACCTACCTAAACAAGAACCAACACATTAGAGTTCCTGCTGATGAAATCATTCATGCTTTCTTACCACAAAGAGCAGAGCAGACTAGGGGCGTATCTTTAGTTGCAACAGCTATGTCCAATGTCAAAATGTATTCAGGCTATATGGAAGCAGAGGTCGTTGCAGCACGTGTATCTGCAAGTAAGATGGGATTCTTTGTAAGTCCAGATGGTGACGGTTACGTTGGTGATGGAGCATACGAAGACGGATTCAGTCCAACTATGAATGCTCAAGCAGGTGTCTTTGAACAGCTACCTGCAGGAATGGACTTTAAAGCATTTGACCCAAACCATCCTACATCTGCTTTTGAATCATTCACAAAAACTGTGCTTAGAAGTATCGCATCTGGTTTAAACATTTCTTATCATTCGCTTTCCAACGATTTAACTTCTGTGAACTACAGCTCTATCAGACAGGGAGCTTTAGAAGATCGCAGTATGTATCAGATCTATCAACAGTTTGTAATCGAACACTTCATTGAGCCAATTTTTAGATCATGGTTAGAAATGGCAGTTTCAACAAACTACATTAAACTTCCTGTTTCTAAAGTTGATCAATTTGCTAATGCGGTCACATTTATTCCAAGAAGTTTTGCTTGGATAGACCCATTAAAAGAAATGCAATCTAATGTTATAGGACTACAAAATGGAACTCTTACCTATTCTGATATCTGTGCTTCTTACGGTAGAGATACAGAAGAATTGTTTGAACAACATCAAAAAGAAATAGAACTAGCCAAGCAGTACGGAATAGAACTAGCTTATCAACCATTCGGTGCAAAACTTCCTGTAGAAGCAAACATACAGGGTGGAGAGGATGACGATGAGCTATAAACCAACTGAAGGCATGGTCACTGAAGCTCAAAGAGGTTTAGATTGGCGAAGAGAACATGGCAGAGGTGGCACTGAAGTTGGTATTGCTAGAGCAAGAGATATTGTTAATGGCAAGAATCTTTCTGAATCTACCGTCAAAAGAATGTATAGCTTCTTTTCAAGGCATGAAGTAGATAAGCAGGGCGAAGGATTCTCACAAGGAGAAGACGGATACCCATCTAACGGAAGAATTGCATGGGCATTGTGGGGTGGAGATGCAGGCTATTCTTGGTCAAGACAAATTGTTGAAAGATTAAAGAAAGAAGAAGAAAGAATGTACGAAGCTAGACCATATCCCAACGAACATGCAGCAAGAATTAATAATCCAGATAAATACGTTGAATTTGCAAGAGACAATGATGAGTTTGGTTCAGGCATACACGTTATTTATGGAATATTAGAAGATCGAAGCTCAGAAGTTCAATCAATAAGATTCGATTCAAGCAAGTTCACACCAGATGAAGCTAAGGCATGGCTAGAAGAACACGATTATGATTATATTGAGTTTGAAGAAGCTATTGAAGAAAGAGCTGTATCTGGAAAAGCTCTTGAAATGATTAAGAACAAAGTAGAAGAACACAACGAAGAAGTTGGAGATGTAGCATCTAAAAGAACTACAGTAGGAACATTATCAAAAGTTTATGAACGTGGGATTGGAGCATATAAAACTAATCCTGCATCAGTAAGACCTAATGTTAGCTCACCTGAACAATGGGCAGCAGCTAGGATAAATTCATTTCTTTTTGCTTTAAGGAATGGTAAATTTAGAAGTGGGAAGCATGACACTGATTTGCTTCCTGAAGGACATCCGTTATCCACAAAAAACAAGGAGAAGACAATGGATAATAAAGAAGACAGACATATTCTTGCAGTGAATGAAACTGATGATTCTGTTGTCATTACATTTGCTAAAGAACATGAAGAAGATATGGAAGAGTCTGAACCAGTAGAAATAGTGGATGAGGAAAATTCCATGCATGATGAAGAAGAAAGAAAGGTGGTTGATCTTATGAGATACAGAACCATTGATCTTTCCAGAGCTGATCATATTGACGAAGAAAATCGCAGGGTCAGAGTTGGAGTATCTTCTGAATCACCAGTAGATAGAAGTTTTGGAAGAGAAGTCTTAGGACATAGAGCAGAAGATATTGACATGGAATTTATGTCAAGCGGTACTGCTCCTTTTCTATTAGATCATGATATGACCAAGCAAATTGGTGTTATCGAAGAGTTCAAACTAGACGAGACTGCTAAGAGGACAATTGCAGTAGTTAGATTTGGAAAATCTGCTCTTGCTCGAGAAGTGTTTGAAGATGTAAAAGACGGAATTCGCATGAATATATCCGTTGGATACAAAATAAATAAAATGGAACGTGTCAGCGATGATAAAGGAGACTACTACAGAGCTAACTGGACACCTTTAGAGGTAAGTTCAGTTGCAGTACCTGCAGATCAGTCAAAAGCTGTCGGAGTTGGTCGTTCTGAAACTAACCTTAATTTCAAACAGGAAATAAAAATGGAAAAAGAAATTAAACAAGATATTAATCTTGACGAGGTTAGATCTAAAACTGTTGAAGAAGCTAAAGCTGAGTTCAAAAGAAACTCTAAAGAGATCATTGATCTAGCTGTTAGACACAACAAAAGAGATCTAGCTGATAAAGCAATTTCTGAAGGTATTTCTGTGGAAGAATTTAGAGGTGTCCTCTTAGAGAATATCGCTAATGACAAACCATTAGAAACACCATCAGATATAGGTATGACAGCTAAAGAAGTCAAAAGATTTAGCGTAGTAAAAGCTCTTAGAGCTTTAGCTAATCCAACTGACAGAAAAGCTCAAGCTGATGCAGCATTTGAATTTGAATGTTCAGAAGAAGCTGCAAGACAAAATGGAACAACTGCACAAGGCATCATGCTTCCTGCAGACGTTCTAGCTCAATGGGGTCAGAGAGACATTAACTCATCTGATGATTCAACTTTAATCCCTCAGGATTTCAAAGGTGGAGATTTCATTGACGTTCTAAGAAACCAATCTTCAGTTATGGCTGCAGGTGCAACTATGTTACGTGGTCTTCAAGGCTCTGTAGTTATACCTAAGAAAACTGCTGCTTCTAGCGGTGGTTGGATTGCTACTGAAGGAAATGCTGCTTCTGAATCAGAGTTCACATCTGGAAGCGTAACCATGTCACCTAAAGTGATTGGTGCTTACACAGATGTTACTAGATTGCTTTTACAACAAAGCTCACTAGACATCGAGAACTTGATCAGAGATGATCTTACTCAATCAATTGCTATCGCTATTGACTTGGGTGCATTAGCAGGTTCTGGTTCTTCAGGACAACCTACAGGTGTCAAAAACACTTCTGGTGTTAACACAACTACATTTGCAGCAGCTAACCCAACTTTCGGTGAGATCGTTGGAATGGAATCTGCAGTTGCAGCAGACAATGCTTTATTAGGCAATTTGTCTTACATTTGTAAGCCTGCTGACTACGGTACATTGAAAACTACTTCTAAAGATTCAGGTAGTGGTCAATTTGTAGTTGAGCCAGATGGCAGAATGAATGGCTACAACGTAGTTAGATCAAATCAAGTTACTTCAGGTGATTTCTACTTTGGTAACTTTGGTGATCTATTAATTGGTATGTATGGTTCTCTTGATATCACAGTTGACCCTTATAGCCTATCTAACACTGGTTCTATTAGAATCGTTGCTCTTCAAACAGTTGATGTAGCAGTTAGACATGCTGTTAGCTTCTGTGTATCTAATGACGGTGCATAATAGTTAATGCTTACTTGGAATGGGGGGAGTAATCCCCCCATCTTAAATATGAAAAAATTTTTAATTACACAAGATACAGTGGCGAAAGGCGAAAGAGTCAAAGCAGGAGATGTGGTTGAACTTCCTGAAGACGTAGGTTATGAGCTATGTGCTTATGGCAAAGCTACTCCACACATTGAAAAAGCTAAACCAAAAAAAGAAAATAGAAGCGTGGGTTTAGAAAGCTCAGAGGAAGCTCCTAAGAAAAGAGCTAAAAAATAATGCCACCTATCGAAAGTGCTGCAGATTTTACTTCTTATCTTGATACCACAACAGGACACGGAGTAACTGCAACATTTTTCGAGACTGGTGCTTTATGGGATGATTTCCCCTTAATAGATACTCTTGGTTTTATAGATGATGGGTTATCTGTTCTAGTCAAACTTATCATTGATCAAGAATATTTCAACATACAAGGTGAATCAGTTAATGTTGCAGGTCATCAACCTAGAGCAATCATTAAATATTCTGATGCACCTAATGTTTCACAAAACGACAAAATCGTTGTTGATGCAATTACCACAGATCAAGGTAATGTCTTAAAAGCACAAACAGAATTCAGAGTCAGGGTTGTCGAGCCAGATAACACAGGCATGGTTTCACTTGTGCTTGAGGAGCAATAATGTCTCAGTTTAGATTAGAGACAGAAGCAGATATGACCGCTTATCTTGATATTAATTATGGTCATGCAATCACTGCAACTTATACAAGAAACGATATAGATTCTACCATTAACATTATCTTAAATAATGAATACGTAGAACAAGAAGAAGGCATAGGAGTAGAAGCATTAAAACCTATCGCCTATTGCAGAACCGTAGATGCTCCTAATGCATCTTACGGAGACACATTAGCAGCAAGTGCTGTTACTGATGTAGAAGGAAACGTACTAAAAGCAGCACAAACTTACACCATAGTAAATGTGCAAACAGACAGAACAGGTTTTACAGCTATGGAGCTAGAGGAAGTATAAATGTCTCATGTAAGACAACAGATCAGAGAATACTTTGGAACTACATTAACTGGTTTGGCAACTACAGGTTCTAACGTAACTGAATCAAGGGTTTATCCTCTTGAAACATTACCTGCTTTAGTTATTTATACTAAATCAGAAAGCTCAGAACCTATAGTTATCGGAACAAACAGAGTATTAATGAGAGAACTAGAAGTTGCAGTAGAGGGCTATGCAAAAGCCACTACCAACTTTGATGATACTATTGATACAATATGCAAAGAGGTAGAAGAAGCAATATCAGCAGACGTAACATTGGGTGGTATTGCAAAAGATGCATTCATCAATTCTACTGAAATTAATTTTAACGGAGAAGGCGAAAAGCCTTTGGGTTACGTAAATATGACATTCTTGGTTCAGTATCATACTCAAGAACAAGATGTTGAAACAGCAGTTTAGGAGACAAACATGAAAATGATTAGTCCAGATGGAAAAGTTTCTATAGATGCTCATCCTTCTAAGGTTGAAAGTCTAAAGAATAAGGGTTGGAAAGAAGAAGCAGCCCAAACAAAAATTAAATCTTCTTCTAAAAAGTCGAAAGACGAGGTAATTGAAAATGGCGACACATAAAGGTAGTGAAGGCGTTATCAAGGTTGGTAGCAATTCTGTAGCTGAGATTAGATCTTATTCTATAGAAGAATCTGCTGATACTCTTGAAGATACTTCAATGGGTGATTCTGCAAGAACCTATAAAACATCATTAACTTCTTTTTCTGGAAGTTTAGATGTGTTCTGGGATGAAACTGATACTTCTGGGCAGGGTGCATTAAGCATAGGTTCAGAGGTTACATTGAATGTTTATCCTGAGGGAGATACTGCAGGTGACACTTATTATACTGGTACTGCTATTGTTACAGGTGTTTCTAGATCAGCTTCATTCGATGGACTCGTGGAAGCAAGCATCTCTGTGCAAGGTTCAGGTTCATTAACTGAAAGCACTGTTTGATAACATGAAAGCAATAGAAAACGCTAAAAGGCATTTTGATTCTTTAGGAATCAAGAAGATCGAAGTACCAGAATGGGGAGACGAAGGTCAACCTTTAATTATTTATGCAAAGCCATTAACTTTAGCTGAGATGTCTAGGTTGCAGAAATATGCAAAAGATAATGACGTTGAGTTGATGGCTCATTGCATAATACAAAAAGCACTTGATGAGAATATGGAAAAAATATTTGATTTAGGTGACAAACATGATTTGATGCATCATGTGGATAAGGATGTTTTGGCTAGGGTGGCAGGAGACATCATGACTAGCATCACTGTGGAAGAGCAAGAAAAAAAGTAGCTACAGATAAGGAATTGTTTGCTAAATACTATCTTGCTGAACTGTTAAGTTGTACAGTTGAAGAGCTAGAAGAAAAAATGACCTTATCTGAATTTAACGGATGGATTGCATATTTGCAGGAAAAAAAGAAACAGATAGAAAATGGCAAGTAATTACAAACTCAGAATAACAGCTCAAGATCAAACCAAACAGGCTTTTAATTCTGTTAATAAAAATCTTAATAAAATTAAAGGTGCTTTAGCTGTTGCATTCTCAACAGCAGTAATTGCTAATTTTGCAAGACAGACTTTAGAGCTTGCAGATACCATTGGTAAGACTGCTGATTCTATTGGTGTATCAACAGAATTCCTACAAAGATATCAATTCGCAGCTCAACAATCTGGATTAAGCACAGAGGAGTTCAACAAAGGCTTGCAAACATTCGCTAAGAATGTTGGTCAAGCTCAGATGAGAACTCTTGAAGCAGGTAAGAGCTTAGAGAGGATAGGTGTCAGTCTTCGCAATGCAGACGGAAGTGCAAAAAGTGCAGAACAAATATTTGTAGAGCTTTTCAAAGCTATGGACAATGTAGAATCTAGCACTAGAAAAGCAGGCATCATGGCAGATCTGTTCGGTAGAGCAGGTGTGAAATTAGCTGTGATGGGTAAAGACGGTTCAGCAGCTCTTGATGAATTAAAAAATTCTGCAACAGGCATCATACCTGAAGACACTATCAGACAAGCAGAAATCTTTAACGACACCATGAATGAGTTAAAGAGAGAAGTCTTGCTTCCATTGCAAGGGGTGGTTATAGCTACCGCTAATTCATTTCTAGATTTATTAGATGCTATCGGCATGATAGAACGTAAATCAACGACAGCACAAATACAGCAAGAAATTAAAGATTTAGAATCAGTCTTAGACGGCACGGTTAATAAATCTACTATTTTGGGTGGCAAAATTGATGGTGTAATGAATATCTTTAGAAGGGTATTTAGAGCAGGTGTCAAAGATACCACAGAGATAAAAGATGCAATTGCAGCTTTAAAAGAAGAATTAGATAATTTACCGCCTGCAACTGATGGTTTTAGATTCTCTATGGAGAAATCATTAAATACAGTTGAGACATTTACTAAAAAATTAGAAACAGGAATGACAGGTGGATTTAAAAAGTTCTTTGATTTTACAGATAAAGAATTTATGAACTTTGAAAGTTTGGCTCAAAGCGTAGTCAAAACAGTTATAGATGAATTAATTAGAGTATTTATCATCGAGAAAATGGTTTCTAGCATTTCTTCTACCTTTGGAAATATTGGTCGTGCTTTTGGCTTGCCTGAGTTTGACGGTGGTGGTTACACTGGTTCAGGAGTAAGGTCAGGCGGTTTAGATGGTAAGGGTGGATTTATGGCAATGCTTCATCCTAATGAAACAGTTGTTGATCATACAAGAGGACAAGCTGCAGGCGGTGGAGCTACTGTAAACTTTAATATATCAGCAGTAGATGCAGCAGGATTTGATGAATTGCTTGCATCAAGAAAGGGAATGATCACAGCTATTATAAATAACGCTATGAATCAAAGAGGTAAGATGGGTGTAATATGAGTGGTGCTTTTCCTACAAGTCCTAAGTTTAGGGCATTAGAATTTAAAAATGTAAGACCAGTGATTATGAATCACAGTCTTTCTGGTAGAAGGGTTGCAAGGCAAATAGGTTCACAATATTTCACATTTACAGTTCAGATGCCACCATTGCAATACGATGATGCTATGGATGTATTTGCATTCTTACAAAAACAAAAAGGTGGTTTTGAAACTTTTACAATTCAATATCCAACAGATAACAGAGGAGCTGACAAAACAGAAACAGATATACAAGTAGTATCAGCTCATTCAGCTTCAGATGGAACGATAGACCTAGACGGTTTTTCTACATCAACATCTGGAGTTTTAAAAGCAGGAGATCTTATTTCTTTTGCAGGTCATTCAAAAGTTTACATGGTTCAAGCAGACGTAGATTCTGATGGAACTGGAGCTGCTACAGTATTAATAGAACCAAATCTTGCAACAACTCTTGCAGATAATGAAGCAGTAACAGTTAATAAACCAAGTTTTACAGTTTATCTAACATCTGAGGAAATTTTATTTACTACAGACCCATCTGGATTTTACAGCATACAGTTTGAAGTAAGAGAAGTTATCACATAATGGCAAGATCAATTAGCTCAGGTTTGCAAACTCAAATAGCAAACGATGCTAATAAAATTGCTTTTCTTTTAGAATTTAATTTTTCTACCCCATTAAGAGCAACTAATTATTATACAGATGTTACTTACGATTCTAATTCTTATGAAGCAGGTGGAGATTTCATATCTTTAGAAACAGCCACAGAAAATGGCGAAGCAAAAATTCAAGAATTAAGCGTAACCATGCAAAACATCACCAGTGATGTTAGAGAATTAATTGAAGATGGTAATTACACCAATGTTGTTTGCAATATTTACATAGCTTTCTTTGATAGCAATGAAGCATTAGTAGATGCAACAACTTATTTTTCTGGGTTTATTAAGTCTGCAACTATCAAAGAAACAAATAATGCTTCTCACATAACGCTTGGAATTTCTAATCATTGGTCAAACTGGAATTTAAAAAAAGGTAGACATTTCACAGATGAATCTCAACAAAATGTTTATTCTGGAGATGTTGGTTTTGAATATGCAGATCAAACAAAAGAAGATATTAGATGGGGTGCTGATTAATGGTTTTTGGTGAATTTAAAATCTTCGCTGAAATGATTGCAACGGTTAAAGCTGTTGCTTCTACTATTTGGACTGCTATTCAAGTTATTACTGTTGCAGTTGGAGTCAAGGGCTATCTAGAAGCAAGAGAACTGATGTCTAGAGGACAAGATATTCTAGGTCAAAAAACTGCTCAAGGTGGAAAGATACCAGTCATTTACGGAAGAAGAAGAGTAGGTTCTACCTTAGCTTTTTTGCATACCCATGATGGCAGAAGTAAAGATTTATTTGTGGTCTATGCTTTATCCGTTGGAGAAGTAGATCAGATTGAATTAGATACTATTGAAATAAACGGTGTATCTATTAAAGATACTAAAGTGTTTAGACAGGGTTATTATGCAGGCTCAGATAAAATAGCTTCTGGTGCAGGTTCTTTGTGTACTGCATCACAAATAGGTAACGTACAAGAATCTAATGCAGGTTACTCAGGAACTGACCCAACAAAAAGATATAGAATGGTTTTTAATGCTCATCACGGAGCAAGTGATCAAACCGTTGACCCTATGCTTAATGCATCAATTTCTACAGAATGGACTACAAATCATAGATTAAGAGGAGTTGCTTACATTGCAGCATCTTTTGAATATGACAGCAGGGGAATGTTCTCTAGCATTCCGCAGCTCACTGTGGTTGTGAGAGGTAAAAAACTTTATGACCCTAGAAAAGATGGCTCAATATCTGGTGGTTCTGGTAGTCACAGATACGACACACCAAGTACGTTTGAATGGTCAGATAATGCAGCTCTTTGTTTGCTAGATTATTTAAGAGATGATGAATATGGTAAAGGTCTTGCAAGTAGTGCGGTTAATTTGCAATCATTTCAAACTGCAGCAAGCACATCAGATGAATTAGAAGATACTCCAGATTATGACGGTACAGCATCTTCAGCTACATTCTCTGGAACGTCTGGAAATAATTTTGTTAACGTTGATGCAACCACTTGGGCAAATTCAAAAATTGGTGGAAAGCTAACATTAGTAGACTCAGGTGCTGCTACTGAATTTGATGCAGTGGATATTATTGATTCTTCTAGATGGCAAGAATACGATGCAACTAATCCAACTTATCAAGTAGTTGTTAATGATACTCTTTCAGCAAATTACACCAATGAATCTGGAACTGCATTAGTTAAGGTAAAAAGATTTCATTGTAATGGTGTTGTAGATACCAATAAAAATGTCTTAGAAAATACACAGGAACTCTTAGGTAATATGAGAGGTATTCTTAATTACATAGACGGTAAATATGAAATAACCTTAGAAGATACAGCATCATCTACATTCACAGTTACAGACGATCATATTGTTAGTGACAATGGCATAACCGTAAGCTATGAAAACAAATCAGAAAAAGCAAACAAAGTAGTCGTTCAATTTTTTAATGCATTAAAGAAATACGAAATGGATACAGTTACTGTATTTCATGATGCAACACCTAACTACAAATCAGATGATGGTGGGGAAGAATTAGAAATAGTTGTAGATTTTCCTTACATAGTTAATAAATACGTTGCTTACAACATGGGCGAAGCAATACTTGGTAGATCAAGAAACCAGATGACTATCAGCTTTACTGGTACTCCAGAGCTTTACAAAGTTAAAGTTGGAGATGTTATTACTGTTGCTTATACACCTGTAGGATTTACAGGAAAGCTATTTAGAGTTGAAGCAATGGCATTACAACCTAATGGATTGGTGGATGTTCAGTGTATTGAATATCTAGACATTTATAGTTGGGAAGCACCGCCACAAGAAAACATAGAAGACATTGCAAGAATACCTGCAGGATTTGAGGTTAAAGCTCCAACAGGATTAACTTTTACTGATTCTAATAGCAGCTCAACAGGAAGACCTTTTCTTTCATGGAACGAGCCAACAGACTTTCCTAATTACGAATACAGGGTTTCTATCGTAGATGCTTCAAGCAATAAATTGCTTAATAAGATTGTTGATGATGAATTTGTTGATTGTAATTTCTTACCAGTAGGTTCTAACTACGTTGCTTCTGTTTCTTCTATCAATTCAGTAGGCTCAGAATCTGATGCTGCAACGCTTACATTTAGCGTAGGCACAGCACCAGTAGCTCAAGCAGATTTAAAAGATGCAATAGTTTCTACAGCTAAACTGGTTGATGATGCAGTCACTAATGCAAAAATAGCTGTTGATGCCATTCAGGGCGATGTCATTGCAGCAGGGGCAATTACTACAACCAAGATAGGAGCTAATGCAGTAACCACAGCTAAACTTGCTAATGATGCTGTGACCTCAGATATAATCGCAGCAGGTGCAATAACAGCAACAGAAATATCTGATGGTGCTATATCGACACCTAAACTTGCAGCAGGGGCGGTTACTACAGCTAAACTTGCAGCAGGCAGTGTTACAGCTAATGAGATTGCAGTAAATACAATAACAGCAGGACAAATTGCAACAGGAGCAATCAATACCGATGAGCTTGCTGCTAATGCAGTAACAGCAGCAAAGATAGCTGCTAATACTATTACAGCTTCACAAATTGCAGCAGGAACTATAACCTCTACTCAAATTGCAACCGATACTATAACAGCAGCAAATATTGCAGCAGGAGCAATAGCAACTTCTGAATTAGCTGCTAGTGCAGTAACAGCAGATAAAATAAATGTATCAACGCTTTCATCTATTACTGCTAATGTTGGAACGCTGACAGCAGGAACTATTGATGCTTCTACTTTAACTATTAATAACATCAATGCTACCAATATAAATACAGGAACTTTATCTGCATCAAGATTAAATATAGATGGAATTACTTTAGAAAATAGTGGTGGTCAATTAATAATAAAAAGCGGTGGTGTAGCTACAACTCAACTTGCAACCGATGCGGTTACTACACCAAAACTTATAGATAGAGCTACTTCAGTATTTGCAACTGCGACAGGCAGTGTCGGATATTGGTATGTTGATAACTTAGCTCAAACTGCTATTGTTACTACAGGTGTATTTCAAGCACCATCTACTACAGGTAACACTTTTTTTGTTATTGGTAATACTTATATTAATGCTAACTCAGGAAGCTCTACTGCTGACTGGTGTGAGCTGCAAGTACAAAGAAGAAGTGCATCAACTAGCGGTGGTGTAAGTTCTGCTAGTTATTCAACCATTGCAACTATTAGAGCAAGAGGTGAAACAGGGGAAGCATTGCAGTCTATTATTGCTAACGATGCTTATACAGCAGATTATTATTATCAATATAGAGTAACGCTAGAAACCAATGGAACTGGAGTTCTTTATAGCACCAGAAGTTATGGAATAAGTGGCATACAAGTTATAGTGAATTACAAATGATGAAGAGAATTAGTTGGTACGATTCAGAGGGCAATATAAAGCATTGCCAAACAGTGCAAGAAGGTCTTGAAGATGCTTCTTGTCCTGAAGATGGCTTGCAATGGATAGAAGGACATCCTGAGCTAATACAAAATTCTAAAGTTGTTGATGGCGAAATAGTCAATGGCAACAATGATTCCATTCTTCCAATATTAGAAGAATTAAGAATATACAGAGATCTTAGATTAAGAAGATCAGATTGGACACAAATGAATGATTCACCGCTTTCTGATGAAAAGAAGGCAGAATGGGCAACTTACAGACAACAGTTAAGAGATTTACCATCTCAATATACAGAGAATGATAATATTGATGATGTGGTGTTTCCTACACCACCAACATAAACTACAATAGGGGAAGAGGATTTTAAATGGCAAGTCATGACTACAATTTAGCAAATGCAACTGGTGCTAATTTTAGAGCAGATTTAAACAATGCTCTATCAGCAATACTTTCCAATAATTCATCTGCTACAGAACCAACAACTACAGCAGCATATATGCTTTGGGTGGATACAGGAAATAATCTGCTCAAAATGCGAAACAGCGATGATAATGCATGGATTACTTTACCAGTATCAATAACTACCTCAAACACTGTAGATATTGACGGTGGTACAGTTAACACCATTACTTCTTTTTCTTTTAGTTCTGGTGCAACAGTTACAACCATATTAGACGAAGATGATTTATCTTCTGATGATGCTTCTGCATTAGCTACACAGCAATCAATCAAAGCGTATGTAGATAGCCAAGTTACAGCTCAAGATCTGGACTTTCAAGGCGATACAGGTGGAGCTTTATCTATAGATTTAGATTCAGAGACTTTTACGATTTCAGGTGGAAATGGTATTGCCACATCAGGTGCTTTAAATACATTAACTATCGCTATAGATAGTAGTGTAGTCACACTAACCGACACACAGACCCTTACTAATAAAAGCATTGATGCTGACAGTAATACCATTTCTAACCTTGAAGTAGACAACTTAAAATCAGGAGTTCTGGACACAGATCTAACTTCTGTTTCTGCTTCAGACGATACTCTAGCTTCTTCTAAGGCAATTAAAACTTATGTTGATGCTCAGGTAACAGCTCAAGATTTAGACCTCACAGATGGCACGACAAGCATTTCTATAGACTTAGATTCTGAAGAACTTTCTGTGCTTGGTGGTACAGGTGTTACTTCTACTGCTTCTGGTAATGGTGTTACTTTGGCTATTGGTCAAGATGTTGGCACTACTGCTGATGTCACCTTTAATACAGTTGCAGCAGATTTAACTGGAGATGTTACTGGTACAGTTTCTAGTATAGCTAATCATTCAACTTCAGATCTCAGCGAAGGCACTAATCTCTACTATACAACTGCAAGGTTTGATTCTGCTTTTAGTGGCAAATCAACTTCAGACCTAACTGAAGGAACTAATTTATATTTTACTGATGCAAGAGCAAGAGCTACTATAAGTGCATCAGGTGATCTATCTTATAACTCCACTACAGGAGTAATATCGTTTACAGAAAGAACTGATGCAGAAGTCAGAGGATTAATATCTGCTTCAGGAGATTTATCTTATAACTCTACTACAGGAGTTATGTCATTCACAGAAAGAACTGATGCAGAAGTAAGAGGTTTAGTTTCTGCTTCTGGAGATCTTTCTTACAATTCAACTACTGGTGTATTTAGTTTTACTGAAAGAACCGATGCAGAAGTTAGAGGACTTATCTCTGTTTCTGGAGATTTATCTTATAACTCTACAACTGGAGTTATGTCATTTACTGAAAGAACAGATAGTGAGGTAAGAGGTTTATTATCTGGTGGTACAGGAGTTACTTATAACAATAGCACTGGTGAAATTTCTATTGGTCAGGCAGTTAGCACAACTTCTGACGTTACGTTTAATGATGTCATAGTTTCTGGAGACCTAACCGTTTCAGGAACTACCACTACTATTAATACTGAAACTATTAATCTTGCAGATAATATTATTCTCTTTAACTCTAACGCTACAGGAACACCTAGTGAAAATGCAGGTATAGAAATTGAAAGAGGGGATGCAACAAATAAAACTCTTCTTTGGAACGAAACAGACGATAAATGGACTGTAGGTTCAGAAACTTTTGTTGCAGGAACTTTTGAGGGCAATGTTACAGGAACAGTATCCAGTATTGCAAACCATGACACCGATGATCTTTCTGAAGGTGCATCTAACCTCTATTACACCACAGCTAGATTTGATTCAGCATTTAGTGGTAAAAGCACTAGCGATCTAACAGAAGGCACAAATCTTTATTACACAACAGCTAGATTTGATTCTGCTTTCTCTGGTAAATCTACCTCTGACTTAACTGAGGGTACTAATCTTTACTATACAACTGCAAGGGCTAATTCAGACTTTGATACTAGACTTGCAACTAAATCTACTTCTGATTTAGCAGAAGGTGCTAACCTTTATTACACAGATACAAGGGCTAATTCAGCCATTGATGCTAGGGTTACTCAATCTTTTGTAAATGCATTGAATGTAACAGCAGCAGGAGTCCAAGCGGACTCTGTTGCTCTTGGAACTGATACTACAGGTAACTATGTTGCAAGTGCTACAGGTGGAACTGGTGTTACTGTTACAAGCGGAACTGGTGAAGGTTCAACACCAAGCATAGCTATAGGACAGGCGGTAGGTACGACAGATGATGTTACATTCAATACTGTAACAGCAACAGATGAATTTTTAGGCGATATTGATGGTGCAATTCAAACAACTATTCGCAACACAACAGGAAGCACCATTTATAAAGGACAAGCAGTTTATGTTACAGGTTTATCAGGCGATACACCTACAGTAGCTTTAGCAAAAGCCAATAGTGCATCAACCATGCCTGCGGTTGGTATAGCAAGAACCGATATTAATAATAATGCAACTGGACAAATGACTGTTCTAGGAACACTAGAAGGCATTGATACTTCAGCTTCAAACAATCTAGAGACTGGAGTTACACTAATCATTAATGATGTGTTTTATGTTAGTGCTACAGAAGCAGGTAATATTACAAATGTTGCACCAACAGGCGAAAGCAATCTTATTCAAAACTTGGGTAGGGTAGTTAGAGTAAGCCCTAACACTAATATGACATTCAGTGTGCAGGGTGCAGGAAGAACTAATGCGACACCTAACTTAAACTCAGGCAAGATCTTCTATGGTAATGGTTCAAATCAATCTGTAGCCACTACCTTAGATACAAGCATAGTTCCTGAGAATACTAATCTTTATTACACCGATGCTAGAGCTAATTCAGCAATAGATACTAGAGTTACTAAATCTTTTGTTGATGCTTTAGGCGTTGCAGCTTCAACTGCAACTACCTTAGCAACCGCAAGAGACTTCAGCTTAACTGGTGATGTCACCGCAGCAGGAGTTTCTTTTGATGGTTCAGGTAACGTAGCATTAAGTACAAACATAGGTTCTAACACTGTAGGTATTACAGAGTTAAATGTAACCGATGGTACAAGCGGTCAAGTCTTAACAACTAACGGTGCAGGTACTTTATCTTTTTCTACTATCTCAGGTTATACAGATAGTGATGTTGAGACTTATTTAGATACTGGAACTTCTACACCAACCTTTGCTTCTGCAATAGTTTCAGGAGACTTAACAGTTGACACTAATACGCTGTATGTAGATTCTACAAATAATAGAGTTGGTATAGGTACGAGTAGTCCTGCATATGCACTAGATGTTGTTGACACCACTGGAAACGCCTACATTTCTGTAGGCAGAGGAACACAATCACAAGGAGAGGTTGGTTTTAAATTAGAAGGTGGTACTTCAGGCGGCGATTGGTTTATGTATCAACCCACTTCAAGTAAGGATTTAAGATTTTATCAAGGTTCTGACAAAGTAACCTTTGATACTTCAGGCAATGTTGGCTTACCAACCAATGGAAATATCTCAGGCGGTAATATTCAACTAGGTATTACTTCTGATAGTAATACTAAATTTGGAACAATAACTTTACAACATTACAATCCTTCTTCTGAACCTGAAGGTAATTTAATAATATATGGTGCTGATGATGGCTCTACACGCCACATGGGACTTGGCGGTGGTATTAGTGAAATCAATGCTTTCAATCAACTTAGATTTTATACAGCAGCAGGTACAGCAAGAACTGGCACAGAACGCATAAGGATAAATAATTCTGGTCATTTTCTTGTTGGAATTAGCTCTTATTCAGGAAGCTCAGAAGGTGTTAAATTACAAAAAGATGGTCTTTATATTGGTAAATCAACAACAGCTATACAGCATTGTGCAAGATTTGAAAACCCAAATGGGGAAGTTGGTAGTATTAAAACCACAGGTACTTCTACTCAATTTAACACATCATCTGATGCAAGACTAAAAGATGTTACAGGGTCTGCAAGAGGATTAGAGGTAATTAATGCTCTTAATCCAGTAGCATTTAACTGGACAACCGATGGTAAATCTGACGAAGGCTTATTAGCTCAAGAAGTACAACAGATTGTGCCTAATGCAGTTAGTGGCTCTGAAGAAGAATACTATCAAATGGATTACAGCAAACTTGTGACTCATTTGGTTGCAGGTATGAAAGAACAACAAACATTAATAGAACAGCTACAAGCCGAAGTAGCATTACTTAAAGGAGAATAAAATGGCAATAACTTATACATGGAACTGTCATACTGTAGATGTTTACCCATCTGAGGGTGGCGAACAGAATGTTATTTACAACATTCATTGGATCTTAACAGGTACTGATTCTGAAGTAGATGCAGAAGGCAATCCTTATGTTGCTACTGTTTACTCAACTCAAACAGTTGATACCTCTGATCTCAGCAACTTTGTACCATTTGACCAAGTAACTAATACAATAGCTACTGGTTGGGTTGAAGCTGCTATGGGTGCTGAAGAAGTACAATCTCTGAAAGATGGATTGGATGCACAGATTGATGGGTTAAAGAATCCGACTTCTGTTACCAAAACTCTTGTTAGTTAATATATAATTAATTAAAACTTTTAGGAGAAACTAATGGAGAAACAAGAACAAGTAAACGAAAATCCAGTCATCATAACTTTAGATGACAAGGAATACAGAAGAGAAGATCTTAACGATGATCAATTAGTTATTGCTGCGGAACTTCAAGGGATTGCAAGAGATATGCAACAACTAGAAGCTCAGCACAACAGACTAAACAGAGATAAGAACTATCGTATCTTGGATTTTCAAAACAGCTTAACTGTAGAAGAGGTTGAAGCTGACGAGGAGAAATAAATGTTTGAAGTATTAACATTAACAAATTCAATCTTTATTATTTTTTTATGCTTCTTGCATAAAGATTTAATCAAAGATCTTTATCCTTCAGCACCTAAACCTAAAACTAGGGGCAAGAAAAAATAATGTCTAGTCGTGTCACCGCTTCTGATGTGCATTTAGAATTATCTAAGCATGAAGTACAATGCTCAGAGCGGTGGACACAAAACTGGAACAGAATGAAAAAGATTGAATCTAGTATTGAGAACCTAGATGCAAAATTAGATACACAATTTGAAAGACTGGATAAGAAAATAACTTCTATGATAGTCACTGGATTCTTTTTAATTCTTGGTACATTAGTAGCAGCAGTATTTGCATAAATCACAATGGCTAAACCAAAACAGTCAGTAGCCAAGACTCACGATTATCAGAGAGCCAAAACTAAACGAACTTCTATCGGCTCTTCACCAAACACTTATCCTAAAAACAAAAATAAAAAAGCTCAGTTCAAGAAGTACAGAGGTCAAGGAAGATGATTGATAAATTCATAGAACCAGTCAGCAAGATATTAGACAAGTTTGTTGCTGACAAAGATTTAAAAGCTAAGTTGCAGCACGAATTAAATACAGAGCTACATAAAGCAAATATGGCTCAGATTGAGCTTAACAAAGTAGAAGCAGGACATAGATCAATCTTTGTTGCAGGGTGGCGACCTTTTCTTGGTTGGGCATTATCTTTTGCTATGGCATGGCATTATGTCCTAGCTCCACTGATTCTTTTTATTGCAGCTTTCTTTGGCAAGACACTACCAACATTACCTCAGTTTGATATGGCAAGTCTTATGACAGTTCTCATGGGTATGCTTGGACTTGGTGGTCTTAGGACTTATGAGAAGGCAAAGGGTTTAACAAAATAATGTATTTAAAGATGAACGAAGTAGAATTAGATCTTGAGTTAGTCAAGAAGAGACTTCTGGACTTTGAAGGTATGGTGCTGAAACCTTACCATTGCAAACAAAATTTCTTAACAATTGGGGTGGGTAGAAACCTAGAGAGCAATGGAATAACTGAGGAAGAAGCACTGTACCTGCTTGAAAATGACATTAAGGAGACTATTGCTAAATTAGATAAGCAATGGTCTATCTGGACAACCTTACCAGTAAAAGCACAGCAGGTCTGTATAGATCTAGTATTCAATATGGGCATCAATACTTTCATGAGCTTCAGAAAGACCAGAGCTTTTATGGAACTAGGCGAGTGGGAGAAAGCAGGAGAAGAGCTGCTTAATTCTAAATATGCAGAACAAGTAGGCAGAAGAGCAATTTTTAACTCAGAGGAGCTGAAGTCTTTGGCATAACCTCTTATGGCTCTGCATCATACTCACCACATTGGTAATGCAGGAGAGTTTTTAGCTGCAAGCATTATTGCTCAAATTGCAGACCAAGTATTCATAACCAGTCAGGGAATCGCAGATATAGTTTTTGAATATGATTATCAATTCTATAGATGCCAAGTCAAAACTAAATCACAACACGAAATCCATCGCATCAATTGGCGATTTGATCTGAGACGTAGCAAAGCAAAAGATAGACAATATCCAGAGAACACCATAGATCTGTATGCTCTGGTTTCTTTAGAGCTGCGGAACGTAGTCTTTATCAAAGATCATGCTGATAAGCAGATCACCATCAAAGATGAACACATGAAGCACAACGATGCAGTCAAAAACCTCTTAGATGTCCTAGAAAAATAATTTTATTTTTTTTATCAAAACTATATGCAAATATATAAATATATGGATAATAGTAATTATTAACCAATTATTTTTAAGGGAAAAAAATGAAAGAATATAAAGAAGAATTAAAAAAACCATTAGTCTATGTTGGCAGTCTTGTTGTTGAGGAGCAGGATTACTCAGATGAATATGATGTGTGCATTATGTGTAATAAAGAAGTCAAAGAAAGCAAATATTCTATACATGCTTGCGATGGCAGCATTGATTACATTTGTTCTCACGATGATGATGACTATATAACACATAATGATGCAGGTGATATGGGTTCTTGGACTGTTGGTTCTGAGTGTGTAAAAAAACTAAAACTTTATCTTTTATCAGGTGGTTGTAATCCTGATGATTATATTTATAACAAAACATCATGAAAACAATCAGATTACTCAAGTGGGGTGGTGGCTATGTCACCATCCCTACAGAAAGCATCAGAGGTATTATCAATAGCTACGAAGGTACTTTGGTCTATACCACTGACAATGTGTACAAGGTCACTGCTTCTAAGGAAGAGATTGAAGAACGTTTAGTAAGGAGAGCATCATGAACACATCTAATCACAAGCTATATTTCACCTCTAGCAAAGGTGTAGTGCAATGGGATTGGAAGGGTGAGAACTCACCTAGTGACAATCCTAGTCCTAAGTACAAGGCATATAACCATCAGTGGTATGTGCCTAAGAAATCAGAATTCACAATCATTAGTGACTTACCTGCAACAGATAAGCAGCAAGTCAAAGATGAGCTGTGGGCATCTCTGGAAGCTGAGATTGATTACATGAAGGCTATCAGGAAAGTCCATTTAACTAACCAGAAAAACAGAAAGGGGGTTTAACATGGTTAATTTTATATTAGGAATAATTGCAACTTTGGTTGTACAAAAGCTGTACCAAGCATACAAAATTAGACGTAGGCATTATCTTGCTTGGAGATATGTGCCACATCAATACAGGATAAAAGGATAATGGAAGAGCAATTCATGGCAGTGCTTACCTTTGTGCTACTCATTGGGACTGTATTCTTTATGGTGCAAAGATAATGGCTACGTATATAGGTAAAGTGAAAGCGTGGGATGAAGATAGATTGTTGGTGTTTTATAACATCCATACTATGAAAGGTCTTTTCTGGGAAGCAGATGTTTTTGGTTACAACCCTTATGATGTCTGTTTTGCACAAATAGATGATATGGTCAGCAGTTTTGAATTTAGCATTACTGAACTTAGAGATGGTAATGATGTTATTCCAACTTTGGAATACTCTGATCAGGGTGATAACGATATGCAATTTTATTTACTTGATTGGTTGCATGATAGAAATCTTAAATGGTTTTATTTATCAGAAGATTTGAAAAAATATTTACCTAAGGCAAAAGTATAATGGGTGAGAAAGAAGGTAAGTTAACCAGAGACGATAGATTAAGTGCAAGCACTTATTCTCAAGCGAATGGCAATAGTCCTTATGGCTCAAGGCAAGAGCTTATAGACAAAGCTATGAGAGCTAGTGAAGGAGAGAACGTCAGAGTGGAACTGGACAGTGTTGCAGTTGATCTAGGTCATTTCATGGAAGGCAATATCATTCGCTATGCATGTGAGAAGCTAAATCTCAGGGATGTAAAAACGGAGTTTGGTCAGAAGTTTGAGCATCCCTTCTTTCCTGTTGAATGTTCTTTAGACGGAACTGCAATCGCAGATGATCTGACGTATGTAGAGAATCCAGATAAGGGAGTTTACATTCCAGAAGGTGATGAGATTCACTTAGATGGCATGGGTGTTATTGAATGCAAGCTAACAAAAGCATATCCACCGCAAGACGGTAAACCTGAAATCTGGAGAGGGTGGGAGCAGCTCAAGACTCAGGTCGAATGTGTTGGGTGCAACTGGGGTGTCTTAGTTGTCTTTTATCATATTCAACCTGTGATGCATTGTTACTTCTATCAAAGAGACCCTGCTTTTGAAGCAGAGTTGAAAGAAGTTGTAGAAGACTTTCAATACAGAGTCGATACCAAGACTTACTATGACCCTGTAACTTCTGATGATGCATGGTTGAAGTATCAGAAAGTGATTCCAGATGAGGTGGCAGAATTGCCTGCTACAGCGATTAATTTATTGGCTCAGATAGAAAGACTAGATGAGAACATAAAAGCATCACAGGAAGCACGAGATGCTCTGCAGGCTACGGTCATGGATATGATGGGTAATGCAGAGAAAGCTGTTGCAGGTGAGTATCAGATCTCATGGGGCAACATTAGGTACAAGGCACAACCTGAAAAGTTAGTGGAAGCTAAACCAGAAAGGATTGTGAGACGTAAGAATATTAAGTTTAGAAGGGTAGCAACGTAGGAGATATGTATATCTTGAAGGAGAGTTTTGTTGCTACCCAAATTTTATTATATACTTCTTGAAGGAGAGTTTTATGAGTACGGAAAAAGAAAATCAAAATAAACAAGTTGACAACAAGGATTTGAGGGCAGTCTGGATTGAACCAGATGTCCATGATCTTTTGTGGCAATACAAAGTTAAGAATCGTAAGAAGTCTATCGGTGAAGTTGCAGGGCATTTCATCAAGCTAGGTATTTGCAATGAGGAACTTGGGAAATGAGTGAGTACACTGACGAAGTAGCAAGGCAAAGACTTAAGATAAGAGTTGAGAAGTGGCGAAAAGGTGTTAAGAGCATTTATGCTGAAGCAACACCAGACGGTTCACTTATGTCAGTTACCTATAACGATGATTCTGTTAAAAGAATAAATGAAGATGGAACTGAGAGTTACACAACATCACCTCATGATGATGATAGATTAGTTATGATGTTTACTGAAGGAGAATCAACGCTGTGGTAAATAGCAGAAACAAGGGTGCAGCTTTTGAACGTAAGATCGTGAATCTAATCAATAAAAGATTAGAAGAACTTGGTCATGAGGATGTAGTCAAAAGAAATCTAG